TACAACATGAACAACGAGAAGAGCGACAGCTACCCCATCTTCGGGCAGGATGAGACCATCGGCGGCGAGAAATGGGGCGAGGGCGACACGCTGAACTACCTGGAAGCCGACGAGGAAGGACACAAGCAGTACCTGCCCGTCTGCTTCGAGACGCTGAACAACTCCAATCCGCTGTGTCTGTTCCACTGGTTGCCGAGTACCGAACCGGAGCATAAGGATTTCATGGACTACAACTTTGACGGAGGACTGGAATTTAATCATCCGAAAGATACCTTCTGGTCGGACGGAGGCGGTGACGCGGAGGAAGAACCGAACCTGAAAGACCACCTCGGTACCGGTGACAAGTACGACAAGATGTACAAGGCCACCGACCGCATGATGAGTTTCGTCTACCGGTGCGTAAAGGAAACGCCTGCGGGCAGGAACATGGTTTACAGCACGGAATCCCATTCGTTCGAGGGGGTGGACTATGAGGACGACGGCGACAAGTTCCCTACCGCCAAGTGGCAGAGCGATACGTTCAGGAAAGAGGCATCGAAGTATTTCGACCTTCCCCACCTGATTGCCTACTATCTGTACGTGCAGTTCAACCTCGGCGTGGACCAGCTTGCGAAGAACATGCTTATCCGCACATGGGACGGTGTGAAATGGTTGATTGACTATTATGACGGCGACTGCCAGCTCGGTTCTGACAACAAGTCGTTCCTGACCGGGAAGTATGACGACAACCGCCAGACGAAGCGCGACGGGGCTTATGTGATGCAGGGTCATAACTCGTGGCTGTGGAACCTCATCGTGGCCAATTGCTGGGACATGATTGTGGAGATTATGGTGAGCGGATGGAACGGGGGCGCAAGCTTCATGAGTGCTTTCAGTATCCAGAAAGCCATTGACCATTTCGATACCGAACAGATGAAGAAGTGGTGCTCGCGCCTCTATAACAAGTCCGGCATCTTCAAATACATCTATCCGTTCCTGAACGAAATGCCGGTGGGTGCGGACGGAGCCAAACAGACCTATCCGCAAATCTACGGTCTGAAGGGTTCGTTGAAAGCACACCGAAACTACTTCATCCAACGCCGGTATGACCTGAAGCAGGTGGAGTACGGCTATGTATCCACGCTGGGTGCCCAGTTCTACCAGAGTACGGCATCGCTGGACAAGGCCTACACGCTGAAACCGATGCAGTACCGTCTGACCATTCCGTACCGTGTGCAGCTTTCCACCAGCAACGGCGTGCAGGCCGACAGCGGCGTGGTGGATGCGGACGTGCTCCACTCGTTGCAGCTGACCCGTGCCTTCGGTGAGAACGACCCGCTGAAGATTATCGGTGCAGCCAAAATCAAGGAGCTGGTATGGCACGAGGATGCGTTCGCAATCGGCTTCAACTTCGGTCTGCTGACCTCACTGGTAAAACTCGACATGAGCGTGGAGAAAGCCAGCGGTTACCGGAACGGCTCGTTCATGGCTTCGACGAACGGCATGCTGCTTCTGGAAGAAGTGAACATGCGGAACAACCGGCTGGCCCGGAACGGGGACAACGGGAATGTGGCTACTTTGGACTTGAGCTGGCAGGGCCGCCTGAAGAAACTGGACGTGAGGGGTACGGGGCTGACCCGTGTGAAACTGGCCACCGGTGCGCCCGTTGTGCAGTTATGCCTGCCGGACACGATTGAGGAACTGTTCCTGGAATATCTGACCAAGCTGTCCGACAGTGGCCTGATACTGGAAGGCATCAATAATGTGCGGGGCTACCGCTACACCAACTGCCCCGGCATCGACGGGTTCGCTATGCTGGAACGCCTGCATCAGGCCAGACTGAACGGCAGCGGCAAGCTGGAGCGCTTCGTGCTGGAGATAGACCGGGAAGACGACGGAACCCTGCTGAAGAAGTATTACGACTACGGAACGTATACGCAGACGGGTGCCGTGGATGACCGGCATTCGGGACTGAGGGGCAAGCTGACCCTGACGAAGTATCTGGCCGATGAGGAACTGGAGAAGTATGCCGCCCGTTATCCGGAACTGACCATCAAGCAGCCGCCCTATACGATGATCGAGTTTGACGACAGCGTGGCCGACGATGCCAATGTTTCGAACCTGGACAACAAGACGGGGTACAAATTCGGCAATACGTACAAAATGAGCGGGCATGTGAATGCCATCCTGTCCAAGCGCCACCGCGTATTGGCCAAGGTGACCAGGATGCCCACGAGCCGGAAGGTGGAGATAGCCGGGCAGCAGGTGGAAGTGAACAACCCGGACGGGGAGATGACCTATTTCCCCCTGCATGACGAAAGCTCGAACTTCTATGCCGATGCGGAGGATATGAACGATTGCACGGTGGCGAAGCTGGACGGCAGCGAGGGAGACTGGATGATGTATGAGCCGTTTTACTGGAGCAAAGGCATCAACGATTATTTGAACAACAAGAAGTACGCCTGCTACAGCAGTTATCCGGAGGACGAAATGCCCCCGATTCCGGACGCGACGGTACTGACACTGGATGCCATCAAGGAGACACAGGGCGGCTGGCTGGGTGAACGCAAGATCATGAGCGGCAAGCCCACGCTGATGGAATCCTATACGACGGACAAGGCTTATTCCGTGTGCAAAGTGGACGTGTCGGGTTACAGACGTGTCCGCTTCCCGAGCGTTCCAGGAACAGGGCTTATCGGCAGTGTGTTTGCTGATGCGGAGGGAAACATCCTGAAGAGTATTGTGGTGCCGACCATCGGCTTGAAATTTGAAGCCGGCATGTATCTGATAGCAGACGTTCCGGAACGTGCTACAGCCCTGCATTTCTCCATTCTGAACACGGCAGAGTTTGACTGCGTGGTACTGAGCCACAGCGACAAGATAGAGGACATGGAACCGGATTGGGTGGCCAATGAGGAGCATCTGTGTGCCGTTGTGGGCAGTTCGGTGGTGGGCAGTAAACTGCGTGCCTGCATCACCGGAGCTTCGACCACGGCAAGTATGACCTGGACGGACTTCCACTACTACAGCCAGCAGCGGGGTATGCAGCAGATAGATGCGCTGATGCACAGCCGCATCGCGAACCTGAGCTATGCAAAGTACGGGCGCAGGGATATGCAGGAACAATGCGGTGCCGGTCAGCATAACAATAACCGCACAACAGGCGGAACGGCCGAACACGGGATGACAGACACCATCGGCTACGATGAAGCGTATGTCATTAACAACAAAATCACGAATTCGCTGATTGACGGCCTGGTGCACCAGTATGCCTGGTATAAGAGTCGGGACGAATACGGACAGGCGACTGTGGTGCAGGTGAACAATATCTGCTGCCTGGGCTATGAGGACATCTACGGCAACAAGTATGACATGATGGACGGCGTGGATCTGCCGAACGACAGCGGTAACGTGGGCAAATGGCGCATCTGGATGCCTGACGGCAGTATCCGTATGGTACAGGGCAAGAAGGACAGCGGTCAGTGGATTACAGGCGTGGCGCACGGCAAGTATATGGACATGGTTCCGGTAGGTAATTTGAACGGATCATCTTCCACCTACTATACCGACATGTACTGGATAAGCACCGCTACAGTCCGTGTGGTCTATCGCGGGTACAACAATGCGTATGCGGATGGCGGTGTGTCGAATGCGGGTGCGAATAACGATGCTTCGCTTACGTATGCGTATGTCGGCTCGCGTCTGGCCTTCCGCGGCAAAATCGTCCGGGCGCAAAGCGTGGCAGCGTACAAGGCGATACGCGAGGTGGCGTAAGCGCAAAGCGCCAAAGCGTGGAGCGAAGCGACTAAAACGAAAGAACGGGATTCGGATGGTTTCCGAATTCCATTTAAAAGGTATTCAAATACCGGCGAAGCCGGCCGAATTTTTTTAGAATATTGATAGGGTAGGGGAATACAAAACTGAACTGATTTGAGGGTAAACGACCTCAATTTAACTATGTAAAGATAGTGATTTTTGTTGATATTTGCAAGTTATTTTTCTGTTATTTTTAGCTTAGAATTGACCAGTTCAAATGGAATAAAGAGTGCTTTAAATTATACGCTTCGTTTTGTGAAATGAACTTTTCATTTTGAAACGCGCGAACATTTCGATTTGCGGATTATAAGTTTTGATTAGTCAA